TATGGGCGTACAAACAGACGTACAGGTCAAATTTATAGCCGACGAAAATGCAGCCGATCCTGATCGGTTGGTTACAGCGGCGCGGCCAAATACATCAGCTACAATGGCGACAACTACCTTCTTAGGTGGTGGGGCTCGAAATGTGACTGTGACCACTACAGGAACAGGCGACAACGAAAAAACTTGTACCATCACAGGCACAGATGTTTTCGGTGACGCTATGACAGAAGTCATAACATCCACAGGATCTGCCGAAGCCGTTGCAGGGGCAAAATTATTCTTAACTGTTAGCGCAGTAGAATGCTCTGCCCAATATGCTGCAAACATCACAGTCGGGTCAGGCTCACTATGTGCAAGTCCTGTAGCTGGCGGTGGTCGCACTCGCTTGAAAGGCTACTCAATTGTCTCCGCTGGAACGGCAGGGCTGGTTGATTTCTTTAATGGTACGCCAGACAGCGGCACTACCATATTCAAGGCACAAACAATTGGCACAGATAATTCAACCGTGGACAACACCATCCCAGACGAAGGAATGCTGTTTAAGTCTGGTTTGTCTGTTAAATATACAGTCGCCACCGTTGTATTAATGAATGTCTTCTTCGCATAGGGGAAATAAATGGCAACTTCAGGAACCGTAGCGTTTAAGCCAGATGTTGAAGAAATTATCACTGAGGCGTTTGAGCGTTGCGGCGTTGATCCACAAGTGCAGACAGGTGATCGAGCTGTGTCGGCGCGGCGTAGCCTTAACCTCCTGTTTTCTGAGTGGGCAAACAGGGGTATTAACTACTGGGCGCTGTCACAGAACACTTTGACGCTCGTAAACGGCCAAACAACGCCGTACACACTGCCGGTAGGTACGATTGATATACTAGATGCTGTTATTCGCGACAGTTCTGGGACAGATACTTCTGACCAAGTCATTAATCGCGTGTCAATTGCTGACTACAACCAACTGCCAAACAAAACGTCGCCTGGTAAGCCAAGCCAATACATGTTGGACAAGCAGATCACGCCGGTTCTGTATTTATGGCAGGTTCCAGACAGGACAACGTATAGTATAATCTATTGGTCTATAAACCAGTTAGAGGACGTTACTGCGTCTAACCAGGATGCCGACATTCCTTATAGGTGGAACGAGTGCATCTGCGCTGGGCTGGCAAGTAAATTGTCATTAAAATTTGCAACTGAGAAGTTTCAGATACTAAACGAAATGTATGAGCGGGCGTTTGCCTTTGCGGCGGCGACTGACAATGACGGTGTAAGTCTAAGGATTCAGCCCACCGCGCTGAACTTATCATAATGGCGAAATACGCAAGAGGAAAAAAATCCTACGCGATAAGCGACAGAAGCGGTCTTCGGGTCAGGTATACCGAACTAAAGACTACTTGGGACGGCTTGCGTGTTTCTCCAGAAGACTGGGAGCCGAAACAACCGCAACTCACGCCGGCCAAGAATGTTGTGGACGCAACCGCGCTATTTAACGGGCGCCCAGATACAGATCCTGAGAATGTAGCTGTCTACATTGGGTTTACCCAAGACTGGACAATTGACCCAAGGTTGCGGCCACCAGTGGGCGTCCCTGCGTTTGCTCACGTTGGTTTGGTTTCAATTAATATGGAAAGCGTACCTAGCCCATCTGGACTTGGTGGCACAGGTGCGATTGGCGCAGAATTACTAGAGCTATCAATTGATGAGGCTGGCGTGGCTGGCACAGGCGCAGTCGGCGTAGAAATTCCAGCAGCATTTGTTACAGGCGTGTCTGGCGGTGGTGGTGCAGGTGCAGTAGGCGTTGAGGCTCTAAGCATATCAATTGATGAGGCTGGCGTTGGCGGCACAGGCGCAGTCGGCGCAGAAACTATTGAGCTTCAAGGGTGGGGACAATCCACTTGGGGATCAGGAACTTGGGGTGATGGATAATGAATTACACAACTTTAGTCGCAAACATTCAGAACTTCTTGGAAGACGATTCCACAGAGCTGACGGCGTCAGTCGATCAAATCATAGACCAGGCGGAAGCAATGATCTTCTCGCGCCTTCCAAACCTGCCGTGCTATCGACAGACATCTTCAGCAGCCAACCTGGTTGCTGGAACTGCTGACTATGTCGTGCCAACGGCGCGGATGATCAGGCAGGTATCGGTGATAAGTTCAAACGTGACAGCATATTTAAATCACCGGATTGATTCGTATCTGCGTGACTACTGGCCCAACGCCACGCTGCAAGGCACACCAGAGTTTTACAGTACAAAGTTATCCACTACGTCTGGGACTACGATCACAATTGCCCCGACGCCAAACGCGGCAGACCCATACTTAGTGGACTTCATAGCCCCGGAGACTGGGCTAAGTTCTAGCAATGCAAACAACTGGGTTGGCGACAACGCAGAAAATCTGTTACTATCCGCGTGTTTATACGAAGCATCAGCGTTTTTAAAAGCTGGAGAAACATTGGCACTTTACAAGACACAATTTGACGAAGCACTGCAATTGTTTGTACAAGAGATGCAACGAGATTACGCAGCAGAATATAACGGAGGTCTATAATGGCTATTACACAAGCGATGAGTACACTATTTAAGAAAGATGTTATGTTGGGTGATCAGCACTTAGACAGCGACACTCTTCACATTGCGCTTTACACAAGTTCAGCAACCCTGTCGGCAGCGACAGACGGTTACATAACAGCCAATGAAGTGGCAAACGGCAACGGCTACACCACTGGCGGTGAGGCACTAGGAAGTAAGTCAGTTATTGAAAACAGCACCAGTGGATGTTTCGACGCCGCTGATCCTGAGTGGACTTCGGCTACATTCACTGCGCGCGGCGCATTAATCTACAACAAGACACTGGGCGATGCATCGTCAAACGCGCGAGGCGCAATCGCAATTCTGGACTTTGGTGGTGATTTTACCGTAGCTGGCGGGACGTTCAAGATCGTATTTCCGGCTCAGACCAAAGACACCGCTATAATAAGGATCGACTGATATGGCTAGTACCTATGTAAATGACCTTCGCCTCAATGAGATGGCAACTGGCGATCAGTCAGGCTCATGGGGAACAGTAACCAACACAAACCTTGAACTGATTGCGGAAGCGTTTTCTTTCGGCACAGAAGGTATCACAACAAACGCTGACACGCACACCACTACGATTGCGGATGGGGCAACCGATCCCGGACGCTCAATGTTCTTGAAGTACACTGGTACTTTAGATTCTGCTTGTACGATCACGATAGCACCAAACACGATTAGCAAGCTGTGGTTTATTGAGAACGGAACCTCTGGTTCCCAGAACATTATCATATCTCAAGGGTCTGGGGCTAATATTACAATCCCACCGGGCGATACTAAAGCTATCTATTCTGACGGTGCTGGTTCTGGCGCGGCAATGGTTGACGCCTTTGCCTCTTTGTCTGTTGTTGACCTCAAGGTTCAAGACGATCTGACGGTTACGGATGATGCTTCAGTAGGTGGCGATTTGCTTGTTAGTGGAGAGGTGCAAACAGCTAATATTGGTTTCACCGATGGTGACAATGCTATGGTCATAGCAGATGGAGGAGCAGTAACTTTTCCAATAGCATCAGTCTTTACTAGTGGGTTTCAATCTAACGGTGCGATAAACGTAGGCGTTGATGACACGGGCTACGATGTTAAGTTCTTTGGTGATACTGCGTCAGCATTTATGCTTTGGGACGCTTCGGCAGATGATTTAATTCTTGGTGGTGCTGCTGGGCTTTCTGTTAACAGTGCTGCCCTAGTAACAGGCGTCCTAACCACCACGGCTGCGACTGTGTTTAACGGTGGGTTTGCTAGTAATGCACTCTCCACAATCAACACCTCATCATCAGGGGTGCAACCACTTTTAACACTAAGCCAAGCAGATAACACAAGTGGAAATACTTGGGGCATTGATTTTAAAAGGACTACTGGTTCAGCCTCTGGAGACCTTGTGGCAAAAATCCATGCTAATAGAGAGGGTGGCGATGCCACTGGAATTACGTTTGGTATTAATAAAGCTGACGGCTCTCTTATTGAAGCAGGTAGGTTTGACTCGTCAGGCAATTTGCTCGTGGGTAAGACTGCATCAAGTTTAGCTAACGATGGCTTTCAAGCACATAACTCTGGCTACATAGGCTCAACAAACTCAGGTGCTTCAACGGCTTATTTTAATCGAAAAACAGATGATGGCGATATTATTAACTTTCAAAAAGACGGCTCCGCTGTGGGGAGTATTGGGACTACAGGTGGAAAACTTTTCATTGGGTCTCCAGATGGCTCTGATGCGTTTTTAAGGTTTGAGAGCAATGAGATTTCACCATGCACTAGCACAGGGGCTTTTAGAAGTGGTGCCATTTCATTAGGTAAAAGTGACTCTCAATTCAAAGATTTCTACCTATCAGGCGGTGTATACCTCGGCGGCACTGCTGCGGCTAATAAGTTTGAGGACTATGAAGAAGGCACTTGGACGCCAACACTTCTAGGCGCTACCACCAACCCAACACAAAGTTACGTCAACCAAACTGCCTATTATACAAAAGTTGGAACCG